AACAATATAAAGCGAATCGAAAAAAAGCACGTGACAAGTCTGGTTTAGATTGGGACGAAGCATTCCGTATTATCAATAAGGTTCGTGATGAGATCCGAGATAACTTTCCTTATAAAGTAATCCACGTTGAGGAATGTGAAGCAGATGATATTATTGGCACACTCTGTAAGAACACACAAGAGTTTGGTGAGTACGAAGATGTAATGATTGTATCTGCAGACAAAGACTTCTTACAACTGCAGAGATACAATAACGTGCGTCAGTACTCACCTCTATTGAAAAAAGAATATAGAGAAACAAACCCACATATAAGTCTGATGGAAAAGATACTCACTGGTGACGCAGGAGATGGAGTGCCAAACGTGCTCTCGCACGATAATGTGTTTGTGGACGGTGAGAGACAAAGACCATTATCTCGTAAGAAAAAAGATGAAATGATTAATGAATTATCTGGGACTGATACAAGTTATCAATACTCTGATTGGTACAGGAACTATCAACGTAATCGCACGTTGATTGATTTAACATATACACCAGATCATATACAGGAAGAAATAATTAAACAATATAAAGATCAAGATAAATGGTCGCAGAAGGGTTTAGTACTTCCTTATTTGATAAATAACAATATGAAAATGATGATTGAATCCGTTGAGGAATTAATATGAAAGTAAAATATATTTTTGAGATCTTAGAAGATATTTCAAAAGCGAAAAAGAAAGCTGACAAGATTCAGATTCTAAAACAAAACGACACTTGGGCATTAAAAGATGTCATTAGGGGTTCTATGGATATGACCATAAAGTGGGTCATCCCAGACGGAGACCCTCCTTACACTCCTTCAGAAGCACATAACCATCCTACAGATCTACGAAGACAGAATAGTAAGTTTAAGTATTTTGTTGAAGGTATGGAAAAAGACACTCCTCAATTTAAAAAAGAGAGGATGTTTCTTTTAATGTTAGAAGGTATACACCCAAAAGATGCTCAAGTCGTTGTTAATATGATAAACAAGAAAACACCGAAAGGATTGACAAGAGCAATTGTTGAGGAAACATTTCCAGGCCTGCTACAAGGTTAGCATCCAAGTATTCATAGTCGCCTTTTTAATTTTAACACTAACCAGAGTGTGCACATTCGTGTACGCTCTTTTTTTATAGGAAATACAAATGGTATTAGCTCAACTAGAACGTTTGAAAAAAGACTCCGAAGAACTAGACATATACACTAAGAAACAAGAAAAGAGAGGACAACTAACAAGAGCGGAAAAGATAAAAAAGAAAAGAGAATTTGTATTGAAAACGATAAAAGAAATTAATTTAAAATAAAAAAATAATAGTTGACAAAACCTAAAATCGCCTGTATAATAAAGCTACGTTATATGGCAGAGGGGAATATATTATGAATATTTTTATACTAGATCACAATCCTAAGATTGCTGCACAGTCACAGTGTGACAAGCACGTTGTCAAAATGATTGTAGAATCTGCACAGATGTTGTCTACTGCACATCGTATACTCGATGGTGTAGAGACTAAACGTCCATCTGTGTCAGGTAAAACTATGATCAAATACTATGAACTAGAAAATCCAGAAATGGAATTGATGTTGTACAAAGCAGTACATCATAAACATCCTTGCACAGTATGGACTATGGAATCAGTGTACAATTACAATTGGCACTATGATCACTTTTGTGCTTTACTTGACGAGTATACATATCGTTATGGTAAGAGACACAGTACAGAGAAACTAAAGTGGTGGTTAGTCAAACCACCTAAGAATATTCCACGTGTACCAATGACTGACTTCAAACTTGCTATGACTCATGAACCACAATGTATGCATGAAGGTCAGACAATCAGATCTTACAGAGAATACTATCAGACTAAACAGGATAGATTCAAAATGGTGTGGACTAAAAGAGAACAACCTAGTTGGTTTATAAATAAATGTGCATAGGAGATAATGATGCCGATTTATAATTTAAAAAGAATATCAACTGGTGAAGAGTTTGAAGTGACAATGTCTTGGAACGATTTACAGGAGACTTTAAAAGAAGATGGTGACTTGTATCAGATGTTAAGTACACCTAAGTTTGTAACAGATACAAAGGGTACTCTTGCACGTGCAGGATCTGATTGGAGAGAACATCTAGGAAGAATAAAAAAGAATTCTGGTAAAGGTAATACAATAAAGACATGAGTAGTAATAGAGCCAAAGCGTTCTATGATGATTTGTATGAATTTGCACCTCAGACAGAAAATCAGAGAAAAGCATATAATGCATGGGATGAGGGTGATAACTTAGTACTTACTGGATCTGCAGGTACAGGTAAAACATTTGTTGCACTGTATCTTGCAATCGAATCTATGTTAGAAAAAGAATCACCTTATGAAAAGGTAATCATTGTCCGTTCAATAGTTCCTACAAGGGAAATGGGGTTCTTGCCTGGTTCTGTTGATGAAAAACAAGAAGTGTTCGAAACACCATATAAGGCAATTTGTTCTGAATTGTTTGGTGTGTCAGGAGCATCATTCTACAATAAGATGGTCACGGCACATCAAGTACAATTTATGACAACGTCTTTCATTAGGGGACTAACGATTGACAATGCCATAATAATCGTGGATGAAATGCAGAACTTAAACTTCCACGAACTAGACTCCGTTATCACACGAGTAGGTAATAACTGCAGAGTCATATTTAGCGGAGACTATCTCCAGTCGGATTTTAAAGATCCTGCAGAGAGAGATGGTATCCAGAGGTTCTTACGAGTCATGGAACAACTGAAAAACTTTAGTGTGATAACGTTTGGTTGGCAGGACATAGTAAGATCGGACTTTCTTCGTGATTACATCATGACGAAGGAAATGTTAGGAATGAGATAATGTTTAAAAAAGTAATAGGAATACTTTTATTGTCTACTACTATGGCAACTGCAGGCGCACACTCTATTGTTAGACTATACGGAAAACCTGTACCATGTGGTGATAACCAAATTGCCCTTGAAATGTGGAATCAGTTGTATGTAGATGAAATGCAACCCATAGTAGGTTTTAAAGGTAATGCGTTTAGAAACGATGGATCTAAACACGACACACTTTACATCGTAATGTATGATGCAAAAGATCAACAGATCGCAGTGGTTGAACAAATGCCAGAAGGTGGTACTTGTTTGATCGCAGGTGGAACTGGTAACGTATCCTTTGATACAGAAATGTTAAATAGATTAATAGTTACTGAACAAATGAAAGATTTTAATTGATGAGGAGTTTCCAACATGAAAAAATGGATCTTGGTTATGTGGACTTGGATTCGGTTACATCCAAACGAGGTCGCTGCTATCGTGATCCTAGTGGGGTTGAGTATCCTAGCGTCACGACCATCTTAAAAATTTTGAGTGAAGACTCCATTAGAAAATGGAGAAAGAGAGTCGGTGAAGAAGAAGCAAACCGAGTCAGTAGTCGTGCGAGTTCTCGTGGAACTCAGGTGCACAGTATAGTAGAGGATTATTTGAACAATGAAGATACAAAAGACTATTTCCCACATGTTAAGCAGTCTTTACAGAATTTGCGGCCAATACTTGATAAATCTATCGGAAGGATCTTTGGTCTCGAAGTTGCTCTTTTTAGTCGCTATCTTGGTATGGCTGGTCGTTGTGACTGCATAGCAGAATTTGATGGTGTTCCATCGATAGTAGACTTCAAGACATCACGTAGGGTAAAAAAGAAAGAACACATATCTAATTACTTTGCACAGGCCTCTGCATATGCGATTATGTTCGAAGAACGAACAGGTCTTGCGATACCAAACACAGTTATTGTTATGGACGTTGATGAAAGTAAACCTATAGTATTTAAAGAACATAGAGACAACTATGTCGATCTTCTGTTGGAAACAAAAGCAGAATACGATAGAAGACAACTTTTTTTCAAATAAATTAAAAAAACGCTTGACAAACGAATCAGACTATGTTACAGTGTATATGTAATTAGAGAGGATTTGTTATGGGAATGAGTGGAATGATACTTGACAATGTTGAACAGTTCTGGAACATTTGTCATGAGACTATTGGTCAGTGTGCAACTGCAGAAGAATGGGAAGCAGTGATGACCCCTCACTTACACTTGTTACAAGGTTCTGAAGATTTGGAACATGTACAAGAGTGCGGTTTTGTTGCGTTATATAATGATTATTGTTGAGAGGAGAATATTATGCAAGATTGGTATCGTAAGATTTATGCTGCTGTAGAGAAAGCAGCAACTAACCCAGAGAACATCAATGATGATGGTACTGTCAATTGGGACTTTGTTGATGCTGACTGTTTCATGGAGTTTAAACCTTCTGAGAGATATACAGAAATGTATTATGGTCAGTTCAATGAAGCAGTAAATGATTATATCAGGAAGGACTTACCTTTTGGTGATGACGAACCTGATCAATATGAACCCACCATGTTATACATGTGTGAAAAAGAAATGCAATTTGAGGAGGTTGCGTAATGATAGATTCTAAATTAAAAACTAAGTATTTTGCTCCTAAGTTGAAAAAAGACTATGAGTATTTTGCAAAACAGTTAAAAGCATTTGAAAAAAAGAAAAAGGTCACTCCAGGCCTTGGTTGGGCAAAAATGCTCTGCAGACAAAGAATGACTGAGATCGAAATGGTTCTTGAACCTCTGGGGTTTGAAGTATGAATACAGATACCTCTTGGTCACAAATGGACGAATGCCTCGTCATACTTGCGGAAGAGTGTGGCGAGGTTATACAAGCAGTTTCAAAAACGATGCGGTTTCCAGAAGATGATGAGAAGAACCGTACCAGATTAACAAAAGAACTCGGAGATCTTCAATGTATGATTGATCTTACTTGTAAACACCTTGATATAGATCAAGAAGATGTTCTCATGTGGTCTAATATGAAAGTTGAGAAACTCAAAACATGGAGTAATCTATTAAAATGATTTACTTAGATATGGATGGAGTGATTGCTGATTTCTTTCGCGCATTTGCGAAGAGGAACAATGTCAATCACTGGAAAGAAATAAAAGACTACAAGAGTGCACTTGATGATCTCAAGGGTACTGGTTTCTTTTTTACAATACCAAAGTTTACACCACTGACTGATCAGATATATTTACTGGTCACTCAAACTGCTGCACAAAATAATATGGAATGGGGTATTTGTTCTTCACCTTTAGCAGGGGACGAATACAATTCTGCATACTGGAAACGCAGATGGTTAGAAGACACTGAAATGATGCCTAAAGTAAAGAACCTAATATTTACTGCAAACAAACACAAGTATGCAGAAACATTTGGTGATGGTGGGCCAGCAATTCTTATTGACGATAAACCTGCAAACATACATAGGTTCCAACAAGCAGGTGGTATCGGTATTCGTTTTCAATCAAATGAAGACGATTTAGAATACTTAAAAGAGGAACTAAGAAAGGCAATTGAAATTAGGGATGCTAAACTCATGGGTTCTAGTTTTCATTACAGTAAACTATAGTAATGTAACTGCAGAAGCAATCGGTAACTACGACAACATGACCGATTGTTTTTTTGCAAGAGAAACATTTAGTCAAACAGTGGGGGGTAATGAAGGTTACTTCCCATTAAACACACAAGCAGTATGTATAAAATTAGATAATAAGGGGAAAAAATCTTGAACATATTTCAAGTTCTAAATTTACGTACAGAGTTTGATGAGATCACCAAAGACTATACAATGAAGGAAAATAATTCTTGTATAGATACTATTGAGTGGTTTATCGGTAATGGATATAGATCCAACCGACTTCGTAATGGATACAAACGTGCAAAAGAAATTGCACAAATCATTAAGGAGTATTCGGATGGCACCAAAAACGCTTGAAGAAGGGTCGAAGTATGCACACTTTGACAAGGATGGTGATGGAATTATAACTGATGAGGAATTTATGCTAGAACGTGAAATGATGAGGGCAGAAAATGAAGACGCTAAAGAAGATCAAATCAGAAAAATGGCTTGGTTCGCTTTGTGGGGACTTCTTGTTTACCCTATCGGTATTATTGTTGCAGACGTGGTTGGTTATGAAACTACTGGACAGTTACTTGCAGATATTGCACCTACGTATTTTGTCGCAATCTCTGCTTTAGTTGGAGCATTCTTTGGAGCACAGGCATACGCAAAAGTAAAAAAGTAAATTATGAAAAATTTAATATTTCAGTATTACATTCCGTATGAGAATTTCGATGCGGATATGGGTGGGGCAGAAATGCCAGATTGGGCACACGCAGGAATGCGGAGTGCACAAAAATATGCACAGATATGTGGAGCGGAGTATGAGTTGAGTCATGACAGGTTTCTAAAACATTTAGATCCTAGACTCGACTCTCTCCGTTTATTTTATGATGAATACTTTGACCAGTTCGACAAAATACTTTGTCTTGATCTGGACATGTTAATATCTACCAAAGAAAATTTATTTGAAAAAGAAATTGGTGACGTTGCTATGGTTCACGAACTTGGTGTATTCACTGGTGGCCCTAGAAACTGGATCAAACGTGTAATGGATGTTCCTATGCATCGTAGAGGAATCATTGCATATGGTAAACACTTGTTTGGTAGAGAATGGGAATTCCCTAAGTCAGATCTCTACCCACAAGAAAGATTCAGATATCTCAATGGTGGTTTACAATTGTGGACTAAAGAAGGTCGGCACAAAGCAAGAGAACATTTTACATCTATAGATGATTATGTTTTGAAGACTAGATTTACAGAACAATGTTATATCAATCTACAATTATCTCAACCTGTATTCAATGTAAGAGAACTAGATACGAAGTGGAATAGGATGACTTACCAGTGGCCTAATGGTAGACCAGATGGAAAGATAACACACTTCCTACATAGAACAAAGTTTGAAATGCCTAGATTAGAGAAAGCAGGGTTTGGGATATGACCGCTACTATAGTTGTAAAAGTTGACAACAAGAAACTATTTTCTTGGTACTGGTGTCCTCTGTTACATAAACATGAGGATCAAAGATTTGTATTCTGGGGTGAACCAGATTTCGTATATAACAATCCAAACGTTAAATGGTCAAAAACATTCAGTGAAGCAATTGGTATGGTATCAAAAGGTGATAAGGATCAGATTGTAATAACAGATCAAGATGCTGTACCTACATACAAGTTTATGACACTTGTTCCTAAGATAGGAAACAAGAACGAAATGATTATCCCTAAGTGGCAAAACCAAGAAGACACTGACACTGAAAGACCAAATACCTTTGCTTGTCATGCGACTAGATATAAGGGTGAGACTGAAAAAGATTTTATCTTGAAAAATGATCCCAAGATAAGACATATTAGTTCTATGTACTATGTGAGGTAACAATGAAAATTATGGTATTAGGGGCGGACGGTTTTTGCGGTTGGCCGACATCACTAAAACTTGCGAAGGAAGGTCATGACGTTATCATGATCGATAACCTGAGTCGCAGGAAAATAGACAAACAATTAAATAGTAATTCTTTAACAAACATCTATAACATATATGATAGAATCGAAGCGGCAAGGAAGTTCAATTATAGTTTGTATTTTATAAACTGTGACATCACAGAATACGACAACTTTGCTAGATATGTAGATCAACATCGTCCAGATGCGATTGTTCACTTTGCAGAACAACGTGCAGCACCATACTCTATGAAGAGTCATAAAGAAAGACGATACACTGTAGAAAATAACATAATAGGAACACACAATGTACTTAATGCTATTATTGATCACAGTCCCAATACTCATCTTGTACATCTTGGTACGATGGGCGTTTATGGATATAGCAAAGAATTTGGAGCAATCCCTGAAGGTTATCTAAACGTAAAGATTAATTCTACACAGAACGATACAGATATTCTATATCCAACAAATCCTGGCTCAGTGTATCACATGACTAAGTCGATTGATCAGTTGTTGTTTCAATTCTACAATAAGAACTGGGATGTCAAGATTACAGATCTACATCAGGGAATTGTTTGGGGAACGCAGACAGAAGAAACTCAACTAGATGAGAAAATGGTAAATCGTTTTGATTATGACGGTATGTATGGAACTGTCCTTAACAGATTTATTTCGCAAGCAGCGACTGGTAATGACATCACGGTGTATGGAACTGGTGGTCAGAAACGTGCATTCATTCATATTCAAGACACTGCAAGATGTGTTCAGTTGTCAATAGAGAATCCACCAAGTTCGGAAAAAGTTCGTATCTTTAATCAGGTCGCAGAAGTTCATTCTGTAAAAGATCTTGCATTAATGATGGAGAAAACTTATAACGGTAAAGTAGAGTTCTTAGATAATCCTAGAAAAGAACTTGCAGAGAACGATCTGCAAGTTGACAATACTGGATTGAAGAGTTTGGGATTCGAACCTATCAAACTATCAAATAGACTTGTTGACGATGTGTTGTACATTGCACAACAGATGAAAGAAAACCTGAAACAAGAAAACATATTAACTTCTCCGAGGTGGTAATGAAGACTGTAATTTATCAATACTATGATGGTGAAACTACTAGTGGTAATGAGGCTGGTAGAAAAGCAATGGAAGAATACGCACTACGTATTGGTTCCGAGTATATCTACGAACAAGATCCATACTGGAGAACAGATCTCGGTAGATACTCTCCGCACTATGGAACGTTCAAACCAATTTACGAAGATGAGTTTTACGAGTGGGATTATCTGATGTACGCAGATACAGATGTGTTTCCACGTGAAGGTCTAGACGAAAACATCTTTGAGGAGTTTGCTGCAACAGGTGCAGAGGTTGGTATCTGTGAAGAATGGAATGCACCAGAGGCACGTAAGAGATATACAATCGGTGGTGGTATCAATAATGCAAATGATGAGAAGTGGTGTGATGTGATCAAAGAGGTATACGATACAGAAATGCCTAGAACCAAAAGTGGTCTACCAAAAGTATTCAACTCTGGTATGATCATATGGACTAAGGAAGGTATGCAGAAAGCACGTGACAAGTTTCTTAAGTTTGCATCTTTCCAAGCAGTGGTAAAGGGTGCAGGTCTACCAGACTTCTATACTTGTGACCAACCATACATTCATGCAATGTTAGAAGTGTGTGGTTTTAATTGGGTTACGATGCCTTACAAATGGAATTCATCTGTGCACTACGATCCAGGCCAGAAAGGTCAACCAAGACCTATTATAGATCTACGTGATGAGGATTATAACTTTGTTCACATTCAATTGAATGGTGCAGACAATTGGGATGCAGATAAACTACATAGAATTACAAACTTACCAACAGAGGAATGGTCTCTATGAAAAATATAATACTACAACACTGGCATGGAACAAAAAAGTTTTGGGTTGCAAAGTGTGAGAATAGTATTAGAAAATATGCAGAAGACATTGGTGCAGACTATGAACTACTTAGTGGATTTCCCATGGGTGATTGGTTCCCAAACTTCGACACTAAACCATGGTTGGTGGTACAGAAACTTTTTATTTTAAATAAAAAATACGATGAATATGATAATGTATTATTATTAGATATGGATATGCTTTATACTGGAGTTGTTGATGATATCTTTAAGTATGAAGGTGTTGGTCGTTTACATAAAAAAGGTATGACAGAAGCAAACGCAAGTAAAAACGGTAGGAAGTGGCCTAAGTTATACAATCAAGGTGAACCTATGTTCTTTGGAAACTGTTTAAAGTTTTCTAGAAAAGAAAGAATTAACTTGCGTGAACACTTAAAAGATGATATAATACATAAAAGTATATCGGATGATGGGTTACCTCCCAATGATGAAATCATAATGCATCATCTGATAGTGAAGAGTGGCGCGTTGAAAGATAAAAACGAACTGCAGTTACCGCATGATAGATTTTGTGATCTACCAGAAGAGTCTGCTCACAACGCGACACTCTTACATTATTGTGGAAATAGAAAAAACCAGTTATGAAAAACATAATACTACAACAT